TGGTAGTGTTGGAGCAGGTCAGATTTATACAGCGTGCACCTGTGATAACTTTACTATCCAATTCAACGGTGGTTCTTTACGTGAGAACTTTACTGAACCGTGTGTCCCAACGACACCGACACCTACCCCTTCAGTGACTCCGTCATTCACACCAACACCAACGTTTACACCGACGAATACTCAGACCCCTCAACCAACACCGACGGTAACGAGAACACAGACCAATACACCAACCCCTTCACCTTCTTATGTTCCAGCACCTAATAGTTATGAGGTGGTGAATTGTGACGACCCTGGTGATATTAGATGTGTTGGAAGCACTAACTTTATACCTGTTGGTAAAGTGGTGAAACGGGATGGTATAGTAGATTTATGTTTTGAGGTTACGGGACCTTGTGGTGGACCGCAAGTAGCTCAGGTGGATACTGAATATACTGATTGTAGTTCATGTCCGAGATAAATTATATTTAGAATTAGAAAGTATTAGTTATGGCTAAAAAAGAATTCGTATACACAGTTAAAGTAAACACTGGCGGAGCTGAAGAGGAAGTACAAAAAGTAGCAAAGTCCATAGATGACTTTGAAGAAGGTATTGCCGGTCTAAGGTCCGAATTAAACAAAGCCCCATTGGGGTCAGATAAGTTCAAGGAATTATCCAAAGAATTAGGTGACGCTGAGAAGAAGTTTGAGAAAGCTAAAATTAAGTCTCAATCCTTAGGAGAAAGTATGGCATCCATACCAGGTCCTATTGGTGGTGTTATTCAAGGTATTAAAGGTTTTGGTACAGCACTCAAAGTATTGGCAGCCAACCCTATTGGTGCGATTATAACAGCTATCGTTGTGGCGGTTACAGCACTATATAAAGCATTTACGTCTACTAAGGCCGGTGCCGAACAATTAGAGCAGGTAATGGCGGGGGGAGGGGCCGGTATGGACGTATTTCGTGGCCGTGTATTAAAAGTAGGTGGTGCTATTGTCAAATTCTTCAAAGGTGATTTCAGTGGTGCTGCTGAAGATATGCGTGGGGCATTTAGTGGATTGGGTGACGAGATAGCTGAGGAGTTTAGAGCCGCTGCGGATGCCACGAAACAACTACAACGTGTAGAAGACCGTCAACGTAGTCTTAACGTGGAAAGGGCTAAGACTAACAAATTAATTAGTGAGGCCAAGCAAAAAATTAACGACGAGAACCTAAGTTATGCTGAGAGAGAAGCGGCACTTGAGGAAGTAAGACAAAAGGAGGTTGCCCTTGCTAAACAAGAACAAAAACTTGCTGAGGATAGATATGCGGCACTCAAGGCACTTGCTGACCTTAGTGATAGTAGTAAAGAGCAGTTGGATGAATTGGCAGCTGCGGAGGCTGAGGTTTACAACAGACAAAAAGAGACGGCAGACAAACAGAAAGAACTTGCTGACCAAGCTAAGGCATTACGAGACAGACGTAGAGCTGAGGAGAAAGCTGCGGCTGAGAAACGTAAACAAGAATTACAGGCTCTAGCTGACTTTGAACAACAACTTATGTTAGACCTTATTGAGGATGAGGACGAAAAGGCAATGACTATGTTGGAAATACAACGTGACGCTGACCTTGAGGCTATAGACCAACTTAAAACAAGTGAGGAGCACAAGCAAGAGTTACGTGAACAGGCACAACAGAAATACCTCAATAGTGTGGAGGACCTCGAAGAACAAATCACCGCTAAAGAAAAAGAGGAAGCTGATAAAAGAGAGGCTAACAGACAAGCTGCTGAACAAAAGAAAATTGACGATAAGATTAAAGACCTTGATATTCTATTAGGTTTACAGAACATTGCTGACGAGGAGGACTTATCACGTTTTGAGGCACTCTTATTACAAAAATTCAATGCTGAGATACTTAATAAGGAATTGACTGACGCTGAGATTTTACAACTACAAGAAAACTTTGATTCAGCTATGACGGCAGCTAGACAGAGTTTGTTTGATAAAGAGAAAAATATTGAATTACAAAAACAAGATTTATTATTTAAGGGTCTTGCCGCAGTACAAATGGTTGCTGGTGAAGAGAGTAGATTAGGTAAGGCTGCGGCTATATCTACAGCACTTGCTAATACTTACTTAGGGGTTACAGAGGCACTTAGTCAAAAATCAACTTTACCTTCCCCTTTTGACGTTGTTGCTAAGGTTGTAAACACTGCTGTTGTTGTGGCTTCAGGTTTACAAGCTGTAAGACAAATCAAAGGTGTTAAGTTACCTAAACTTGCTGAGGGTGGTTTGGTAAGAGGTGAGGGTACTGGTACAAGTGACAGTATACCTGCTATGTTATCCAACGGTGAGAGTGTAATCAATGCGAGGTCAACGGCAATGTTTGGACCTATTCTAAGTGCGTTAAATCAAGCTGGTGGGGGTAGACCTTTTGAAGGTGATTTGAGTCCAAGAGAGACCTCCACAAACGGACCTGCTCCTGTCGTCAAAACCTATGTGGTTGCTGGTGACGTATCCAATGAAGTGGAATTGGAGAGACAGGTTAAATCACGTAGTATTATATAAGGTGGCAAATACACCCCTTTTTTATATTTATAATTAGATAGTTGAACTATGAAGATAATTGAGTTGTTGATAGACGACGAGTTTTTAACAAACCCTGAAGTGGGTATAGACGGTATTGCGTTGGTCAATCGACCGGCCCATATGGAAAATTGGTTGGCCTTCAATGAGGTAAAAATCAAAAAACAACCGTATGAAATCTTAACTGACGACGAAATGGACGAACTTGCTGAAGCCATTATGGTTTTAGGTGAGGATGGTGATATGGATGGTTGGGAAATCATTAAGGTAGAAGAACTACCAAATAATAGTGAATTTGTCGGTCAGATTAAATCAGACCCTAATAAAGTAAGTGTTGAGGATACTCCATTCAGTAGGGTGAGATACAAATATGTTGGACCTAAAGACAACAAGAACAGACCTTTCTGTGGTCAGATGTTATCTAAAAATCTTGTATACCGTATTGAGGACATACAATCACTTACAGACCGTAGTGTCAATGAGGAGTTTGGAAATTACGATATCTTTGAATGGAGAGGTTCTTACAACTGTAGACACCGTTGGGTTAAATTACAATATGCTCCGATTGACGAAGGTAAGGGTAAAGCTCAAAACCGTATTATCAACAAAGGTTCTTCAACTCGTAATTTGGATGAAAGACAAGATATCCCTCAACAGAATACTACCACAAGAGCTTCAGCTGAGAATGGGTATGACGCTCTTCAAGAGAGTTATGGTTTCTCTATTGTAGATATCATTGACAATTACCCTTTATTTGACAACAAACGTGAGGCTGAAGAGGTTGCTGAGATTGTAGGTTGTCAAGGAGTCCATATCCATGAGGTAAATGGTCGTGAGTATTATATGCCATGTGTGGAACACCCTGAGAAGGAAGAGATGGAAGAGGCCATTTATGACGTTCCTCAATATGCCAGAGAAGCCGCTTGTAAAGCACGTAAATATAAAGAAGAAAACCCATCTGTTGAATGTGGAACTCGTATAGGGTGGACAAGGTCAGCGCAATTGTGTAACGGGGATAAGGTAAGTAGAGATATAATTGCCAGAATGTCAGCATTTAGTAGACATATCCCCAATGCTGAAAAACAAGACAGTTACGAAGACGGATGTGCCCTACTCATGCTAGATGCGTGGGGAGGAAAAAGAGGTGTTGAATGGGCAACCAAAGAATTGGAGCGTATTGACCGTGAAAATATGGAAATAGACACCACAGGTTTGGAGCCATATGTCAATCAAACGGGAGAGACTATCAGTGAGGAGTTCATTACTCCTAATCCTTGTCAAACGGGATATATTGCTTATGGAACAAAAATTAAGGACGGTAAAGAGGTCCCTAACTGTGTACCTAAGACCAATGCTAGTAAACCGAAATTGACTTTCAACTACGACGACGATAAAATGGAAATTACGGGAGCAGCCCTCATCCCGAATAAACTAATCGTGAGAACTTCACCAACGGGTGAACTATATTACGTTTACTTCAGTGAAGATACAGTGAAAAAACTTTCTTATAAGTTTATGCGTGAGAAAAGGTTGGACGCAACCAATATCGAACACACTAGTATTGAAGCTAAAGATACTTATATAGTAGAAAGCTGGTTGATTGAGGACTCTTACGACGATAAGGCTAACGCATTAGGTTTAGATTACCCCAAAGGGTCATGGGTTATTACCATGAAAACAGACGACCCTAAGGTATGGAGTGATATCAAATCTGGTAAGTATGCTGGATTCTCAGTGGAGGGTTATTTCAGTGAGAAGGCAATCTTTAATCAAGAGGATATCTTGGTTGAAAACATAAAAACTTTGTTAAATAACATAACAGATGAACAGTAAACAAGCAATTGAAAAGATTAAACAACTTTTATTTGGAGAAGCTGAAACATTCGGATACATGAAAACCAAAGAAGGTGTGGAATTACGAGTAGAGGGTGACGTTGAATTAGAAAAAGCAATCTATATTATCAGCCCTGACGGTAACATTCCTGCTGAGGAAGGTGAATACGAAATGGAAGACGGTATGAAGATAAAAGTTAAAGAAGGTTTGATTGATAAAATTGACTATGCTGGTGGTGAACACAAAGATGAAGAAGAAATGGAAGTTGAAGTTGAAGTTTCTGAAGAAGAGACGAAAATGGTATCCGCTGAATTGATTGACGGTACCATTGTTGAAACAGACACAGAAGAACTCAAAGTCGGTGACTCTTTATTTGTGAAAACTGAAGAAGATAGAATTGTAGCCCCTGACGGTGACCATGAAACTTCTGACGGTAAAATTATCAGTGTGGTAGACGGTATTATCACAGAAATCAAAGAAAAAGTTGAGGAAGAAGTAGAAGTTGAACTATCTACTGAAACTGAACTAGATGAATTATTGGAAGTTTTCACGGCTGGTTTCAACCACTTGAATGGTGAATTGAACGCTATCCGTGAGGAATATGATAAACTACGTGAGAACTTTAACAAGTTTTCAGCAGAACCTGCTGGTGAGAGACAATACTTCAATACGCAGGATTATGTTAAAGGGTTGAAAGCACAGAAAATGGATAAGCTTGAAGCTCTAAGACAATTAAGAAATAAATAAAAATAAATTTTTTGTTAAGATGGAAAATAAATTAACTAAACAAAACTTCTCCTTTGACTTGAGTGCGTTGAATACGTATACTGACGAAGTTGGAGGATTATTGTTAGCGGAAGCTATCGTAAAAGGTAAGACAGCTGAATTGTGTTATGTACAAAGTGGTGTTAAAGGCACACAAGCTATCAACCTTTTAACTAGTACGTTAAACGTACAAGACGGTTCTTGTGGTTGGAACTCTTCAGGTTCTACTACATTTACACAGAGAGACATTACTGTTTGTGATAAAAAGGTAAATGAAAGTTTATGTCCTAGAGATTTGAATCAATATTGGGCCTCGGCTTACTTGAACGCAGGTTCTTACAATGAGTCTGTACCGTTCGAAGAAGCAATTGCTCAATTGAAAGTTCAACAAATCCAAAAATACGTTGAAGAACAATTATGGAGAAGCACGACGGGAACAAGCTGTTTCGACGGTTTTGCTACACTTATCTCAACGGGTACGACTGGTGTTGTTGCCGTAACGGGAGCGACTGGTATTACCTCGTCTAACGCATTGGCTGAGGTTGATAAATTGGTTGAATTGTTACCTAACGAGGTAGCTGATAGAGATGATATCATTATTTGGATGTCAATGTCTAACTACAGAAAATACCTTATCAACTTAAGAACTTCTAACTACTACCAAGACTTTATCGTTGAAGGTGACCAAATGACTGAGTATGTAACTCTTCACCCTGGTACAAACTTCAGAGTAGTAGGTACAAATGGTATCAACACTGACGGTGTATATATGGGTCCAGCAGAATTCATGATTGTTGGTGTGGACCTTATGTCGGATGAAGAGAGATTGGATATCTTTTTCTCACGTGATAATGACGAGGTTCGCGTACGTTCCAACTTCAAAATTGGTGCTCAGATTGCGTTCCCTGAATACTTTGTTACGAACAACTTATAATAATAAACTAACTAAAACACAAAAATTATGTCTTGTCTAAATACAGCAAATATTGAATTAGGATGTGCGTCTAGCGTCGGTGGAATCAAAGAATTATACGTCGTAGCGGGTGCTATCACAGGGACAAGCTATAATAGTGAGGATGTTTTGACTGGAGCTACAGGAACGGGTACAACATACACGTTTGAACTTCAGAAACAAACCAGTAACATGGTTGAAACTTTCCAGGTTAGTTTAGAAAACGGTACAACATTTTTCGAGCAGGCGGTAACGGCTGTTATGAATAAGATGGACCAAGATAAGCGTAACCAACTTAAGTTGCTTGCTGCTAACCGTAATATCGTGTTGTTCGTAAAAGATAACAACGATACCATATGGTATTTAGGAAGTGACTTCGACGGAGGCTTTGTTTCCGCTGGTTCAGGAGAGTCTGGTACGGCCTTTGGTGACCGTAATGGATACTCTGTAACAATCACTACTTATAGTAAAAATCCAATGACAACATTATCATCGTCTACATTATCAGACGTTTTAACGTTATCATAATAATAATGGGTGGGTCTATATGGCCCACCCTTTTTTAGCCTATTAAAATAAAGATATGAGTAAAT